AATGTGTAACTGTACTAATAAAATAAAGGATCAGGGCTTCAAAGAACTGAAAGATTTTATTGATTCATTGGACACAAAGGAAGGTGCTTTAATTTCTGTTTTGCATAAGGCTCAAAGTATATTCGGATACTTGCCTTCAGACGTACAGGCGTTTATCGCTGAAGAGCTGGATGAGTCTTTAGCCCATGTTTACGGTGTAGTCAGTTTTTATTCTTACTTTACCATGATTCCAAAAGGAGAACATCCTATTTCAGTATGTATGGGAACAGCTTGTTATGTCAAAGGGGCAGATAAAGTGCTGGAAGAATTTGAAAAAGAACTTATAAACACGATTAAAGAAGCGGCCGAACCCAAAAACTCGGTAATTAGAGCGTATCTTGGCGAGTTTAATAACAAAGAAGAAATGGAGCTGTTGATAAAAGGGGGCGAGAGTTTCGTATTCGTAGAGTTCGTGGATGAAAAATACGAAAACGTAGTAGAACGAAGCGCGACGTATAATATCCATATACTAGCTTGCACTTCAAACAAAAATCAAAACTACCGACAAGCCAATAAATTTAAAGCCTACGCCCTATGCGAGGCGATAGATGAAAGGCTAAGAAACTCGAATTTATGTAACGAGTTTAGGATAGAGCCCCAAAGCGCTAAGGCGTCGCTAAACGATATTACCGACTACGGCTACGTCTACGTGCTCACCAGGCAGATACGAACGCAATTTTTAGAAAAGGACGAATTCTTATGCTCATAACCAAAGACTTAATCGCGCTAAAGGACGATAAAGAAGAAGTTTTAAGCGAAATTTGCCTGGCCGTAACCGGCGTTTGGCAAGGACACGCCGGAGGAACGTTTAGTATAGACGCAGCCGATATCGAAAAGATGAAACTAAATTTCGACAAGCGCAGCCTAGATATAGTGATCGACTATGAGCACCAGACCCTAAGCGGAGAGATAGCGCCCGCGGCGGGCTGGATAAAAGAGCTTTTTATAAAGGACGGCGCGCTTTACGGGCGCGTAAGTTGGACGGCCAAAGCAAAAGAATTCATCAAAAACGGCGAATATAAATATCTTAGCCCGGTTTACGACTTTATGGGCGTAGACGAAAAGACCGGAGCTTGGCAGGGGTGCACACTGCACTCCGCGGCGCTAACTAATAAGCCGTTTTTAGACGAACTCGGAGAAGTAAGAGCGAATAAAAATTTCACAAAGGAGACGAACATGGATGATGCGAAAAATCCAAAAGGCGAGCCGCAGGCTCAGGCTGCTACGCAAAGCGGCGCGAGCTATGAGGCGCAGATAGTCGAACTTAAAAATCAGCTTGACGCCTCTAAACAAGAGGTTGCTGCGCTAAAAGAACAACTAGCTCAAAGCGCGGTAGATGCGGCTATTGTCGCAAACAAGCTTCAAGAAAGCCAAAAGCAGTGGGCGCTAAGCTACGCAAAAGCCGATTTAAACGGCTTTAACGAGTTTTTAAAAGGCGTTATGCCGCCGCAGCAAAAAACGAGCATACCGAGTAACGATATGTTTGCCAACAAAAGCCGATCGGACACAGAAATAGACGTCGTTAAATTTGCATTAGGAGGAGAATAAAATGTCTAACGAACAAAAAAAGCCAAAGACCGTCGGAGACGTGGTCGTAAACAAGGTGCTTGGCGTTAATGCCAAAGTAGAGACCACAAAGGTTTTGGAGTGCGGGACGGTGCTATTTAGCATCAACGGCGGCGAGAGTTTTGCGGCCGTAACTAGCGACAACCAAACTACGACCATCGCAAACGCACAGGCGGTATTTGGCGTGCTTTGCGACAACGTAGAGGCCACAGGGGACGCAGACGTGCTGGTGCTTGGCGAGGTAATGCTGGAAGGCGCCGCCGCGGAGCTAAAAACCGCACTATTCAAACAAAAAATTATAGTGAGATAAGGAGATAAAAATGGATGAACTTTTAAAAAAATTTACGGTCGAGGCGATGACTGAGATCATAATTCAGACTAAAGTCGATCAAAATTTTATAACGGATACGTTTTTCAAAAAATGGACTCCGACGCTTTCCAATACCCATAACATTATCATCGAAAAAGGCGCGGGCGTAATTCTTGAAAGCGTTAGCGAAAACGGAGAGCACTTGGTGACGAAAAATCCCGACCAAACTATCATCTCCGTACCGCTTCCTCGCTTCCCACAGTATGATACGCTCCCGGCTAGCGAGATGAATTTGCTAAGAACGCTCAATACTCAAAGCGAGCAGCTTAAATCATTGTCTGCGGCTATCGGCAAAAAACTAGCTAGCCAAAAAAGTAATATCACCAACACCGTAGAGTATATGGCCATAGGCGCTATTTTCGGTAAGGTAATGGACGGCAAAGGAAAGGTGCTGTTTGAGCTTAGCGCAAACAGAAAAGAGATAACTATCACGAATGCGACTAAGTTATTGGATTTACTAAGCGATATCGAGGCAGCTCAAAAAGAGGTGTTAGGCGTTGCAAAGCCGTATATCGCGCTAGTAACTAGAGAGCTTTTTGGCGAGCTACTTAAACTAGCCGAAGCCCAAGAGCTTCTAAAACTAAAATCCTGCGAAGTCGTCGACAATAACGGCGTTTTAACGCTTAAACTTTTCGGCAAGACCTTTATGCCTTACGATGCCTCGTACAAAAATACAAAGGGCAAAGATACGAGCTACATGAGCGGCAAAAAAGGCGTAGTAGTGCCTTTGATGGACGACATCTTTGAGGTGGTTTATACGAGAGCAAACCATACGTCTGCCATCGGAAAGGCTCCGACGAAATTCTTCGCTGCGGCTCCCGAGGTGCTCGACAAAGGTATGGGTTGGGGCATTGTTAGCGAAAGCAGACCGCTTCCGATCTGCAATAGGCTTGACGCGATCATCGAGCTAAAAATGTAACAAAGCCGGGAACCCGCCGTAAGGCAGGGCTTTAGGTGGGTCAAGGGAGTAAAACTCCCTGTCGCAAGGACGGGCTTTGCTCGTCCGCGAAATCAAGACGCCTCACGCCCTTTTAAATCAAAAACGACTAAAACTACGAGAAAAATATTTTAAACGTTTTAATGCGCTTTTAACGCTCGCTAAAAGCCAATAACGAATACGGTCAAAAGGTTTAAAATATTTGGAGACAAAATAATGGTTTTAACAAACGAGGATCTACTAAAAGAAGTTTCTACTAGAGAGCTGCAAGAGCTCAGCGACTTTGAAGGAAGCGGCGCCGTTAATCAAAGCGTCATAGACGATAGCGTAAACGATGCCTTGGCTTATATCTCCTCTTTCATCAAACTTCCGCAAAACCCTACGCCGCTATTAAAAGACATCGGCGTAAATTTGACTATTATCGAGCTCAAAAAGCGCAATAACTTCCCCAAAGAGGCGCTGAATGAGCAGATAGAAAAGATGGACGCCCTGCTTTTGAAGATGGCTAGCAAGAAGCTTCCGAGCCAAATAGAAGATGATAGCGCGCCCAGGCTCGGTATAAGAGCGTTTAGGCACAGTGAGAAAAAAATGGACTTAAAGGATTTAAATGGCTGAGAAACCAAATATAAAAGAGCTTGCTAAGGAGCTTTATCTAAAAGGCTTCAGCCTTGAGCGCATAGCCGAAATTTTAAATAAAACCGTAAAAACCATAAAAAACTACAAATCTCAAAACGGCGACTGGGACGAACTAAAAGCAGCAAGCTATCTAAATAAAAGCGGCGAAGATAAGCAAAATATCTATCAAAACTTTATCGAAGAGATGCGCCTGGCCGTAAAAGATATAAGAGAGAGCGAACTGCCCGCGGGCAAAAAGGCCGAGGCGCTTTCAAAGATAGGCGATAGCTTCGTGAAGATGACCAAGGTAGCAAGCTACGAAAACCCGGCGGCATACCGCCTAAGCATCGCCAAAAAGGTCATTATGCTTGTGGTGGATAAATTCAAGGACGACGAGAACAAAGAGTGTATCAAGAAGTTAGTCGAGCTCATCGAGAGCGAGAAGTTCGTCAAAGCTATCGAAGAGCTCGACGTTTAGGAAGAGTACATGCTTTTTTCAAAAGACGAACTGGATAGCTTTTTAGAGGATAGCCGCGAAAGCCATAGGCAAGCGGGCGCCGTAGAGCCCGAGCTTAGCAAGCTTACGCGTAAAGACTTTTACGGCTGGCTGGAGGAGCTTAGCGGCGAGCTAAAAGAGCAGATACATCTAAATAGCCCTCTGTCGCCAAAAGATAGGGCCGCAAGAGTAAAACGCGCCGAGCGCGATTTTATGTTTTTTGCAAGGACTTATTTCCCGCACTATTTTAGCATTAGCAGCTCTTGCGCGCTTCACGAGGATCTAGCGCAGATTTTTGAAGCTATGACGCAAAACGCAAGCGGAGACAAATACGCCCGCGCCGCGCCGCGCGGTCATGCAAAGACCACGTACTGCTCGCAGCTTCTTCCGCTTTGGTGTATTTGTTTTAACAAGAAGCGCTTCATCGTCGAAATTTCAGACGCCGTGGAACTGGTCGAAGGGTGTCTTGAAGCCATCAAAGCCGAGCTTGAGGACAACGCGAATTTAAAAATGGACTTCCCGCACGTTTGTGGCGCAAGTAAAAATTGGAAGATAGGCGAGTTCGTCTCTAAAAACGGAGTCAAGCTTAAGGCGTTTGGCTCGGGTAAAAGACTGCGCGGCGTAAAATTCGGCGTATACCGCCCCGATCTAGTAGTCCTAGACGACCTGGAAAACGACACCAACGTGCGCAGTAAAGAGCAGCGCGACAAGCTCGAGGAGTGGCTAGACGAAGCGGTTTTAAATTTGGGTAGCGTAGACGGTAGCCTCGACGTGCTTTACATCGGCACCGTACTTCACGCCGATAGCGTGCTGGCGCGAAAGTTAAAGCTTAAATTTTGGAATGCCAAGAAATATCAAAGCATCATAAATTTCCCAAAGCGTATGGATTTATGGGAGAGATGGAGCGAGCTTTACAAAAACGTCTCGAAAGAGGCTAGCGAAACGTTTTATTTAAAAAACAAAGCCCTTATGGATGAGGGTTCTCGGGTACTTTGGGAGGATGCGCTACCGATTTTAAAACTCATGCAAAAGCGCACCGAAAACCTAAAAAGCTTCAACAAAGAGCAGCAAAACGATCCTAGAAACGAAACTCAAATTTTCACCAAAGAGAGTATGCATTTTTACCGCGAGCTTCCGAGGTGCGATTACTTCGTGATGTATATCGACCCCGCAGGCGAAAAGAAAAAGAGCGACTATACGGCTATAACGGTGCTAGGAGTGAGCAAGGCAGAAGCCAAGATCTACGTAGCAGAAAGCATAGTAGAGGTCATGAAGACCAAAAAGACCATCAAAGAGATCATCAGGCTTAATCAGCTCTATAAATGCCGCGTTTGCGCGATAGAGAGCAACGGCGGACAGGAGTTTTTTAGAGGCTGGATAAGAGAAAAGGCCTTTGAGATAGGCGTTAAACTACCTTTAAAAGGCGTGAATAATACCGCAAACAAAGGGCAAAGAATAGAGGAGCTTGAAGTACCTATAGAGGACGGCGAAATACTCTTTCATCAAAGCCAAAGCCTGCTTATCGAGCAGCTTACGGAGTATCCAGAAGCCAAGCACGACGACGCGCCCGACAGCTTGGCGGGCGCATACGACCTAACGAAACTAAAAAAGAAAGTAAAAAGGCGCACGAGATGATATTTGACAAATTATTTAAAAATAAATCCGAGCAGCCGCAGCGCAAGAAAGCGGCTCTCATCCCTCAAAACGGTACCCTGATAGATTTGCTGATAAATACGGGAGTTTCCAGCATTGGCGACGACGATATGGATATGATACTAGCCGATCTTACCGTTACGCAGTGCGACGTGAGCCGCAAGTCCGTGACCGAGAAAAAAGAGATCCAAATCGTTTGCGACGATGAAAAAATTAAGGACGAATTTAAAAAGATTTTTACCCCCGACGTCGTCAGCCAAATTTTAGAGACCTATCTTTACGGGTTAAACGTATTCGAGATCAACTATAAAGAAAAAGAAGGTCTTGTATACCCAAGACTCGTGCAGCGCGATTTTAGACAGTTTAAATTTAACGACGCGAGCGAGTTCGTGTTTAACGCCGGCGGAAGCGAGCAGAGTATCCCGCCTTTAAAAGTTATATATGCATTAAACAGAGCGAATTTTAGAAAAGTATACGGAGACGGGCTACTTAAAAAGCTGTATTTCCCCGTCAAAATGAAAAACGCCAGCTTGAAGTTTTGGTTTAGGTTTTTAGAAAAATTCGGATCGCCCTGGGCGATAGCAAAAACTAGCTACGAGCCCGACGAAATGGCTGCGGAAGTGCAAGCTATGCTTAGCGGCGATAGCGCGGTCATAGACACGGACGAGGAGATCACCCTCGTGCAGCCTACCTCAAACGTAGATTTCACTAGGCTTCCCGCATACCTCGACAATCAAATCAGCAAGGCTATTTTAGGCGCAAATTTGACTAGCGAAGTAAAAGAGGGAAGCTATGCCGCAGCGAAGACGCATAACGAGATTAGAGAGGATCTGGCCGCAAACGACGGCAAAATTTTAGTCTTCGTCATGAACAAGGCCATAAGCTTTTTTAAGGAGATAAACGGCTATAACGGCGAGCTTTACGCCAAACTATTCGACGAAGACGCTCCTAATACCGAGCGCGCCGCAAGAGACAAGACGCTATACGATATGGGCTTCACGCCTACGAAAAAATACATAACCTCTGCATATAATATCGAGCTGGACGATAACGAGCAAGCGCAAGAAAAAGACCGAAATTTCAAGGCTAATAAAGCGAATTTAACGGCTTTAAAAGGCTCTTTAAAGGCTTTAGATAGATTTGATAAAGCCACGGACGAGATGGATATAGAAGACGGCGAGATAGAAGCGGTCTTAAACAAACTAATAGCAAGTAGCGAGACTTATGAAGAGGCTTTCGATAAGCTTTACGAGCTTTACGATCTACCCTTTGAGAAGCTTGAACCCTTGATGTTTAAAGCCGTAGCCAATGCCCAGATGTTTGGATATCTAGATGAAATTTAGTTTTTTCGAGGAGCCTACGGCGGTTTATGAATATTTAAAGAGCAAAAAGCCGGAGATCCATTTCGATTACGACGAGATCATGCATGATGCGCATAAAAAGGCTTTTACCGTCGCAAAGATGATGAATTTGGATCTTCTTAAAGATATGCAGGCTTCGCTCACCAAGGCTTTTAAAGAGGGCGTCGGGTTTGACGAGTGGAAAAAGAGCGTAAAGCCTATGCTTGCAAAGAAAGGCTGGCTAGGAAATATCAAGGTAAAAGACCCAAAGACCGGCGAAGAAAAAGAAATTTACGTAGGTAATAGGCGGTTAAGGACTATATTTAATACCAACATGAGAACGGCCTATGCTAAGGCTAGGTATGAAAGCCAGATGGAAAGCCTGGGCGAATACTTCCGTTATACAGCAGTGCTTGATAGCAGAACAAGAGAAGCTCATAGAAAGCTTCACGGCAAGACACTACCTAAAACTGATAAATTTTGGGATACCAACTATCCGCCAAATGGCTGGGGGTGTCGCTGCAAGGTACAGGTGCTAACTGAGGCTGAGTGTATAGCTAGAGGTATCGTGCCACTTGCAGATGGCTCTTTTTTACCTCAAGCTGCAGAAAAAGACTTTAAATACAACCCGGGCAAGATCGATAAAACGGATGAAATTTTAAAAGACAAGCAAGACAAGGTCTTAGATGCCGTTACTTCAAGTCTTGCAAAGAAAAATTTAAAACAATCCCTAGATAGCTTCGAGCATGAGCGAGACGTTTACGTTTGGCAAAAAAGCTTGGACGACGCAGTAGACGAGCTTTTGGTAAAGAAGAATTTAAAAGCTCCGATAGTTGCCTTTGCGCTCGGAAAACTAAGTAAAGACGTTATAAAAAAGAGCGAAAAACTGCTAGGCGTCAAAATAGAGACTGAGCACATAGCAGGGGACAAACACGGCATACTGCACATCAGACCTGAGCGCAAAGGGCAATACGGGCAAGATTTGCAAATGGAGGAGATAAAAAAGATAGTAAAAACTTTAGCCGACGATAAAACTCCCGTAAGCGTAGATACCGTGAATAAAAACATCGTATTTTGGTTTGAGGATGAAAAAGATGCGAGCAAGATAAACAAGATCGTCATAGACCTAAACTACAAACTGAAGAAATTCGGGCTTACCAATTATATGGCGACAGCAAGCAAAGTAGATAAGACGAATGAGAAAGAAGCACAATTTATTAAAATCAGATGACGGCGGGAGTTGCACCCGCAATACAGGTCCGATCTCGCGAGGCGAGCACCTATCGACTACTACGTTGCGATCATCAATCATCTGATTATCGTTCATTATACCACTTTGAAAGGATAAAGGCAAGTGATAGAAGTTAGAGGCTTGGAAGAGCTACAAGCAAGATTGAGGATGCTTCAGTCTTGGGGTGCTAAGACGAAGCCCCTTATGCGGACTTTGGGCAATATATTGCGCAATGAGACGGAAGATAGCTTCGAAAACGAGAGCAGTCCGTTCGGACAAAGATGGCGAGCTTTGAAACCAGGCACTATCAGACAAAAGCAAAAAAATAGAAAATCCCTGAACATCCTAAGATCGGACGGGGATTTAGCCGATAGATGGGTAGTTAAAGTAGACGATAAAAAAGCTACAGTATCTAATAATACGAATAAAAACGGCTTTCCTTACGGGCTAGTGCATCAATTCGGCACCAATAAAGCCGGGCGAAGTAAAAACATAAAGATATCCGCTAGGCCGTTTTTGCCCGTAGATAGAAACGGTAAGCTGCCTAGCAGGACGGAAAACATAATAAAAACGAAGATCATAAATTTCATAGAGAGGATATTTGGGCGATAGATCGGAGCATTGACGGGAAATAACTATTCGGATAGTTTGCAATCTTCTATAAAAGGCGCTATCAGCTCCGATTTTAATCCTATTTTGCCGAAATTTCGAGCAAAAAATTTGCTTTGCGCCAAACCCGTCGTATCTAGGTCGTTGCTGTTTTGAAGCGCGCGATATCCCTCGCTTCTAATTTCAAACTCAGTCAAGACTTGAACTTGACATTCACATTCTAGTCCATTAGGTGGATAAAATTTATCCCAAAAAGGATCGTTTTTGGGCAAAACGATATTATGAAATTTTTTGTGTATTTCGCTCACATGATCATCTATTACGGCTTTATATCTAAAATATCCTCCTAGACTTTCCATCTGGCTATCATATCTCTTTTTCGCATAATATAGCCTAGATGCGAAAAAGAATAGCCTTCTAAGCTCGTCCTTAAAAACCGTCTTATTTTTCTTTTTGCCATTTTTTTGCGTAATTTCTTGCTCTTTTGCGATATTTAGGGATGACAATAAATTTATATCTCTTTTTAGCCACTCATCAAAGCCTATGCCGTCTTTTACGGCGTCTAAAAACGATTTTTTAAGGATATCGGCCTCTTTGGTGTTTGTTTTGGGTTGTTTTTCTGGCATTGTTTTATCTTTTGTATTTATTTTTTACTTATTATATCATTTCTTTTTCGAACAAACTAGGCTCTCTTATCTCTTTGGTTATAGCGCAAACGCTATTATAGCTCAGATTATGTTTTGCGGCGATCTCGCGAATGACGACGGGGCTTTGTTTACCTAGCTTTATGCCTTCTTCGTATTCTTTTAGTATATCGTAGTTTCTAAACGTACCTTTGTAGCTGGGTACGTAGATATTGGCTCCGCCGTATTCTTTGATGATATCGGCCATGTTTTCGCTCTCTTTGACGCGATTGTAGAACTCGGCGAATAGATCGAAGCTATTTATCATTTGTAGTATTTGTCTTTCATTTGAATAAGGGCTTGCACGACGTCGGCGGCATCGCTCCTTGATAAAAATTTAAGATGTAAAGGCCTGATTTTAACTATCCTAAAGATGAACTCTCTTAGGGCCATACTCGTTTTTACGTTGGCTATCTCTTCCCAGATGCCGGCGATAGTTTCAAGCTGCTTTTTGGTGGCGTATAGGCTTCCTTTAGCGGGCGTTAGATCTTCGCTGGACATCAAGGACGAGCTAGACGTTTTACTTGTTTTGGTTTTACGAGTAGATTTTTTAAAATTTGCGCCTTTATGGGGCTTATATCCCACGATCTCTAGCACGGCCCTAAGCTCCTCTATACTTAGCTCTTTTAGGCTATCTTTGCCGAATTGCGCTTGTAAATATATCTTTCTGCATTCGTCGTCCACGAAATAGTTATGCTTTAGCGTTTGTATCATCTTGATGTAGTATTTTTTTAGCCCGCTCGTATTCATCTCAAACCGCCAAATTTAAGGTATTTTCACCCATAGTTGTAATAGTTGTATCGGTTGTAGTCTCCGCTTTACAACTATATATCACGCTCTTGCCCGTTTTACGGCTAAACCATAGCTTGCCGTCGAATTTATCGAGGCAATCCCTAGCCGTTCTATCGTCTTTTTCGTAATTCATAGCGTTTAGCAGCTCGGTCTTGTTTAGATCTCCGCCAACTAGTATCTTTTGCGCTAGAGTAGTAAAATTTAGCTCGTATTCGCTCATTCTAGCTACTTCCACGTCAAGCTCGTTTAGTTCTAAACTTAGCGTTTTTACGCAAAAACCGCTATCTTTTACTCCGGCTCTTTCCTTGGCTACTTCAAGTAAGAAATTTAACTCGTTTTCCTTGCTAGGGCGTTTTAGTAGATGATACATAACGTCGAGAGAATTCCTTATATGGTTGCTGCCTTGATAGTTTTTACCGTCTTTGTTAGAGTGGTGCAGGATGATCACGGTAGCTCCCGCTTCGCGCAAATTTTTGAGCGCGCCAAATAGTCTATTTATGCGGTTATCGTTATTGATGTCTACGAAATCCCGCAAGCTATCTAGGATAAAAACGCAATCTTTATAGGCTTTGCCTACGGCGTTTTCCTCTAGCTTTAGAACAAGCTCAAATCCGCAAAGCTCTAGCGCGCTGCGCTGTATATAGTTCATATTCTCGTAGCTTTCTATAAGTAGCCTATCTACGCCGCGCTGTTTGAGTACGCCTACGGGGTTGTCGTAGTCTATGAAAAATACCCTTTGACCCTCTTCGCAAAGTCTTTTAGCTAGCGCAAAGGCCATGTAGCTTTTACCCGTGCCGCCGTCCGCGTAGATCAGCGTGATTAGCTGCTTTACTAAAAAGCCCTCTATCAAAAACTCGACCTTTTCGTTAAAATTATCTTTGGTTAAGCTGGAGTTTTTTAAAAACTCGAAAATTTCGCTCATATATTTCCTTTATATACCGATTTGCCGCTTTCTAGATCGGCGATTATATGCTTTCTTATGCGTTCAAAGCCTAGTCTTATAGATGGATCCTTGGCTCTGTTCTCAAAGCTGCCGTTACTTAGCTCTTCGTATGGTTTCTTTTCCTCTTGTATGGCTTTAGCGTCTCTGGGCAAGCGGTATATTACCTCGCAGTCTATCTCGCGAAACATAATGCCCGCTTCTTTGATCGCGGCAAGGTTATCGGCCCAAAACTCCCTTAGCTTTGCTTTTATATTCTCTTTGTTCATCTCAAAGGTCTGTTTTGCGGCGGGGTGGCTAAACGTAAAATGTAAATTTATCCCTTTAATCGCGGCATATTTGAAAATTTTCTCGTTTATCAGCCCGTTTAGGGCAAATTTAGCCATATCGTTTACCAGTTTTCTTTTGTTTAGCTCTGTTATAGTTTCGTGCATTTTTAAACCTTTTAAAGAGCGTTTTAAACGAATTTAAACGCTCTTTAAAGGGCTTAAAGCCCTTTATTAATCTCTCTCTATCCCCGCAAAATCCAGCACTATCAAATTCGCCTCGCCGTCTATCTTGTCTCCCGCGCGCTGCCTAAAGCGTATATAGCTCTTTGAGCCTACGATCTCGGTGGCTTCGTCTATCATAGCCATAGCCTCTTTCCATTTGGCAGCCTCGATGGGATATTGCTTGAGGCTTAGTATCTGTTTTGCGTCCACTTTGCCGTTTTTTACGTCAAAGGCGCGGGTTATGAGAGTGCGTATCTCGGCGTCCGCGCCCTCTACCTTTTCGTCCAGGTATTCGTCTATCTTTTCTTTAGCTAGCACCAGCCTTTGATCAAAGCTGATTTGCTTTTGCACGCAAATTTGAACCTCTTTGGTGCCGTTAAAACTCTTTAGAGTTACCGCTCCGCTCTTGCTTGAAGATAGCCTATCAAGGCCGTATTTTTGACGAAGCAGATCCACGAAGCTTTCGCACTCTTCGTAGGCCTCTTTTTTGATTTTTTTCATCGTCTCATGTAGCTCGTTAGCCTTATTTATGAGTTTTTCTACCAGCTCGTCTTCTAGCTTTTTATCTACGCTCACCATATCGGGGTGAACGTATTCGCCGCTTTTGTTTTCCCAAAAGCCTTTTTCGTCTAGTCTAGGCATCTTTTGCTCCTTGTTTTTGCTTTTCTTCTGTTTGACCTGATCGTTTGGCTTTTGTGTTTTGCGCCGGGGGTTATCGCGCTTTTTACAAAGGCCACCTTACTTCTTCTTGCTTTGGCCGGTGCTAGTATTGGCGCGCCGCCTAATGTACTCGTATCGTTTAGCGCCAGGCTTAGACCTGCTAACATTGACACGGCTTTCATCATCTGACATTCTCCTTTCAAGTATTTTAAATTTCATCGCAAATTTGAGCTTGCAAACGTATCCGTAGACCGTGCAAACGGGCAAATTCTCTTTAGCTTTTTTGTGGTTTTTGAATGCTATTAGCATTCTTCAAATAGCCCTTGCGAGGTTTGATTTTGCGAAAAATCAAGCTCGGTAAGCCCTAACTCGTTAGCATACTCACGCTCTTTTTTCATGCCCTGCGATCTAGCAGCATCAGCATGATCTGAAAAATAGATATAAGAGCAGTGGCTAAGCAGTTCAAGTCCGGCGTTTATAGCCTTGTCTCTATCTGTACTTTCATCGAATATCTCGCCAAAAGCTAGCACCGGGCTTATAGGTATATAGCCCGCTTTTATGACCTTTTGACACTCGGCTATAGCAAGCTTTTTAGCAGCAAAAGGCCTATTTATATCGCTTACGTTTAATCCCGCGTAAGGCGTAGCGACGTAGACCATTCTCATCGTTTGTTTCATTTGTTCTCCTTTCTTTAAATTTGACTTTACGAGGCGCCCCGCAAGACGCCCGAAAAATCAAATTTAAGCCGCCGTATCTATCACTTTGCCGTCAGTGGTTCTTATGATATATTTGCCTACCAGCTTAAACATACTCTTTGAGTAGTCCGCTTTCTGGCCTTTTATCATGCTTCCGCGCCTTATGCCTCTTATTTCGCCTTTTGAGTTCACTCTCACTTTAAATCCTTTCTCTTCAAGATTTCTTACCAACCTAACTAGCCCCGCCGCTCGCGTTTGATTAGCTGCGCAATTTTCAAGAGAATCTATCGTTACGTTCATCATTTTTTTACTCCTTACAACCGTTACAACTATTACAACTGTGTCTTATTTTTGTCTAAAAACAAGGTCTTCGCCGCTTCCTCTATTACGGGCTCGCTGATGGCTATGTTGTTGTATCTGGCTAGATCTCTCGCGCTTTCGAGCAAATACTCCGTTTGTCTCATGTTGCCTCGCACAAGGCTCTTTATGAGGGATATCTGCCTTTCGTCTTTTACTCCGAACGTATCGCACACGGTGCGAAGATCGGCATCGATCTCGTTTTTATCGTCATCTATAAAGGTCAGCCCTTTGCATCTATACGTTCTTTTTACCCGAGAGCTTTGCTGCTTAGTGTTTTTGCCGCTTTTGTTATATTTTAGGTTGTTTTCCAATTCGTATGTCCCCACGAGTATCAAGGCTATATTTTTATTAAAGTCATATATCCGCCTTGCCGCCTCTATTGCGTTATGTGGTAGGTTTTCGGCCTCGTCGAGTATGATCGCGCTTTTTTGCTTGTCTTTTAAGGCTTTAGCTAGGAGCCTGATGGATCTGTCTAAATTTCTGCCGATCTCTACGCCTATTTCGTCGGCTATGATCTCAAGCAAGATTTTTGCGTTAGTGCCTTTGGTCGTCTCCACCAAAACGACGTCGGGGTGTTTGATACTAAACTCTTCCATCGTCCTAGTCTTGCCCGTTCCTGCATCGCCTAGTATCGCCGATAGCTTTCTTTCGCGTATGGCTAAATCCACCAGTGCGAACATATTTGAAGCGTCTTTGGTCTTTATAAAAGGCAATCTGCCTTGATTTATATCGACCTTTTCGATAAAATTATCTAGGAAATTCCTTGCGGGCTCTATTACTTCTTTTGCGTATCTGTATTTAGAGCCCTCTTTTAAAAAACCCGAAATATAAGCCGGATTCACGTCTATAGCCGCTGCGAATTTGTTTTGACTATCGCACGGTCCGCCGTCGTTTTTATTGGCTTGGATAAATTCTTTGATCCTGTTTGCCAACTCCATCGCGTCTCCTTTGTTTTAAATTTTTAAACGTTTAAAAGAGCGTTTAAGCCTCCATAAATACTCTTTAAAGCGTTTAAGTTCATTCGCCGTTGGCGACTTTTTGCAGCATTACGTCCGTCAAGCTCATGCCGCCGCTTCTGGTAGGTTTTTTGGCCACATTCTCAAAGTTGAGCTTTTCAAAATCAAACCCCGCGTTTATTATGTTGTTTACCTCTTTTTGCCTTTTTATGGTCTCTTTTAGCGTCTCTATCTTGTCGCCGTCTTCGTAGTTAAAGTTTTCAGGTTTTAACGCCTCTTTGTGAGCTTCAAGCATTACTTCGAGGTCGTAATTTACGTTTAGTCTCGTAAATTCGCTAAATTCGGCGCGTTTGATGACGGCTCGGATGGCTTTCATATCGTCTTTAAAGACCTTTTTAACGGCTTTGTAGGTTTCCGCGCTCATAGGGCATATCTCTTTATCCTTTGCTTCGCAGATGAAATTTCCTTCCAAATCGAATACGAATATCGAGCTTACGTCGTCTATGTTTTCGCTAACCAACACCTGGGTCTTTACGGCCGGAAGAAACGCCGAGCCGAATTCTCTTGCATCGTAACTAATTCCCTTTTTGCCTACCGTTCTAGGCTCTAACCCTCCCGCATGTAACATAAATTCCTCTTTTCTTACGCCGCGAAGCGGAGTCGTATCGCTATTCCAACGATCCATCGGGCTTGATTTTTTGCGTCCTACGCTCATTATGTCCCATTTAAGCACCTCGGCTTCAAATTTAACCCTTACCTGGTCTAGCGTTAGTAGGTATTTAAGGTTGGTCTTTTTAACAAACCCTAGCTCGTCTTTTGCGGATCTATCTTTTTTGGGCGTTCTTTGCTCGATCGCCTCTCTCATGGCTAGATTAAATCCTATATATCCCGGCGTTTGAGAGATGCCCGCATGCTGCATCACCCCAAAGTGCCTCTCTACAAAGCCTTTTTCGTCGCCGCTATACGCTATGGCTCTATCGTAGTCGATATTTAAGCCGTTTAATAGATGCTGAAACTGATCGCTTAGGTAGTCCTTGCCATTGTCCCCTTTCACGTAATCGGGCTTGCCTAGCGTATTAAGCGCTTTCCACATGAGTCTTACAAGGCCTAGGGCATTTGATTTTCTCTCTATACTGGCCACGCATCTGCCGCTATATACGTCCACGATGCTAAGGATATTGGCTCGTATCGCCTCGCCTTTTTCTCCATCTCTTACCATCACGTCAAGCGGCGAGCTATCTATCTGCCAGCATTGGTTGCGTCTGGTTATCATCTCGCCTTGATCGCCCAGAGCCGGCTGGAAGTAGCTTTTCGCTTTATCTTCGCCTTTCGTGATCATTATGTATTCAAGCTTGTTGGCGGCGTAATAGCCGTCTAGGTATCTTTTTATTACGCCTGCGTCAAAGAGCGGTTTTATCTTTCCGGTTAGAAATTTCGGATAGTTATGCGCTTCACCCCTTCGTCTAAAATACTCCTGATGGAGTCTACGGTAAAGCTCTGTTATATTTAGCCCGCCTGCGCCGTAAGCGCGGAAATTTTCAAGTATAAACTCCTTCATCCACTCTTCAAGCACGCTAGCGTTTTTTCTATGCTTGCCGCGCTTATCTATCAGCGCCGCCGCGCCTTTTTCCTTATAAGCTTTTTGCCATCTAAAAAGGTTTGCCTGGCTTTCGCCGCTGTCTTCGCAAAACTTTTTACATGACACTCCTTGTTTTTTGGCCGCCTCATATTCTTTTAGCAGTCTGATTTTTTGGTTAATCTCCTCTTTTTCATCGTCGTCCAACACCGCGTATTCCCTGCTTAAATTCTCTTTTTTGCCGTCGCTCGCGTCAGCTTTGCCGCCCTTTATTTCGCTAAATTTCATCCGTCTAAATCCGCTTTGCTCAGAGCCGTCCTCTATGTATACGCTTACGTCTTTATTAGCTTTGCCGCCTTTTATCGCTCCGTCTATATCCGCGATCTCCACCGCAAATAGTAGCTTTGCCCCGCCGCGGCTTCTGATACCGGCGTCTTTTATGCGGACAAACGGGTATTTTTGAGAGTTGCGTCTAGTAGCTTCTTTAAGGGCACTCAAAGAAACGCCAAAAATTTCAGCTGCCGCGACGGTTTCGACGTAGATCATTTAGCTGGCCCTACTCTCTTCTTGCTCGCTTCTTAGGGCACTCGGAAGCTCCTTAATTATGCCCTCGCTCAAAAGCGCCTCAAACACCTTTCTTGAAGTAGCGAAATTTTTATTGCCTACTACTTGGCCGTTTATCACCATATAGGTAGTGCGCTCGCTTAGATCGTGCTTTTTAGCCCACTGCCTTATGCTTATGCAGTTATCGGTGAAGTATTTCTTTATCACTTTGCGCTCCTTTCTTCTAATTTTCATTGTTAAGTCGGCTGTTTTTTGGCTCCTTTTTGGTAAAATCAACTACGAAGGAGCGACTATGAGTCTTTATAAATACGTTTCCAATATTGAAAGCATTATCGTAGAGATAGGCAAAGAGATGAGCCAAAAAGATCTAACGACCGTTAAAAAGCTATTTGCTAACGCCAATTTCGACCCGGAATCTTTATCTAGTCTTTTGCCAGTAACGCTTGAGTATATCGGTAAAACGCCGAAAGCCCGTCAAAGCTTTATCGCTAAGCAAAAAGATCAAATGGTTATTAGGATTTATGCCATCTATGTACTTGCCAGAGCTTACGAGGTTGCTGAAATTTCGGAAGATATCGTAAGTAGCGTAGGCGCTACTTACCGAAGCTTCGCTCAAACCGCTGCTAGCGTATCTCGTCATCTGTATCACGAGAGCTTTTGCGAGAAAGCCTATCGTCTGCTTGAGAGCTATTGCTAAATATAAACGCATCCATGCTCTCTTTGGCCGCACTTGCTTGCAGCTTGATATTACCGGCTAATTTTTCAATCAGCTCTCTTCTTTGAGACACCAAATCCATTACGGATATCTCCGTTATCATCTCGCTAAACGTTTGTATGGCGCCAAGAGATTTGCCAAGATCTATTAAGTTTTTATCCATTGAGTATCCTTTTATGTTTAAAAACCGACTTAACAATGAAAATTTAAAGAACTATTTTTCAAACCTTTGAAAGATTTAATCTCAAATGAGATATAATTTTTCGTAGATTTGAAAGAATTATACATTAAAAAATAATGTATGTCAATTAAAAATTACTTAAATACATTAGAAAGGTATGTATATTTTGAGAAAAATAGATCCTATATTAAAGAAACTAAGAGAGCTGACAAACACTACAAGCGATGTAGAAATGTGTTCTGCGTTAGGATTAAACTACGCTACTTTGGATGGGTGGAAGTTAAAAGATAGTGTTCCTGCACGTAGACTTCTTGAGTATGCTGATAAATTTAACGTCTCAGTTGATACATTAAAAAACAATGTGTTGCCAAATAGTGATTCAAATTTAGAAATACAGGATGGCTACTGGATAAAAAAACTAAATCAAAAAGTCGGCGCGGGCACGAGCGTGGATATAACGGAAGTCGACGTTATAGACGAGGATGAAAGGTTTTTTGTCCCAGCTACTTTCTTTAAAACCATAATGAAAAACGAGAAGCTGCGTATGGCGCAAGTCGACGGCTATTCGATGGTGCCGATGCTTCATCCCGACAACTGGGTTATTTTTGAAAAAATGAAAGAATTTAAAGGTGACGGATTGTATGTAATCATGTATAACGACAATCTTATGGTGAAAATCCTACAAAAAACGCCGCGCGGAAATTTATATATCAAAAGCACAAACAAAGACTATGAAAGCTTTGAGCTCGACGAAGATACTTATGGGTCTTGTCATATAGTCGGTAAAGTGATTAAATGTATTATTTAAAGTAAGCTTAAAATGATGATTAATCGTTTAAGCTATTTTTAAATAATATTTAAGATTAAAACGATTTTTTATTGTGTTTTTACAATGATGATTAAAAATAAACCCCATAGATACGCCAGCTATTAGCATTAATCATCATTAAGCTTCGATTAATCATCATTTTCTTAAAAATTTGATGATTAATGCCTATATTTTTAAAATTTAGCTATGCTCTTAATGGCAAACCTTAAGCGGTATATGCCCTTGATGCATAAAATCTTTGGACGATTTTTGGGATGCTTTAAAGGGTGCTTAAAAGTCGATTATTTGGTATTTAAAGTCTTTTTGCGATGTTAAATTTTTCCGCTTTTTTGGGACAAAACGGACGATTTGGGATTATAGGGATTTTTCTTTTAGCTGAATTCTTGCGTTACAACTGAGAGTGAAGCTTTTTAAAGTGCCTATTTTACGCGCTTTCAAAAATCTAGCGCTAAAATTTCTCACTCTCATTTTCTATACCCCCTCACAATTTTTCTACGAAGAGGGCAAATTTCTTTTTAGAAATTTGAGCTTTGAGATTGAGCGGGGCCAAATTTTAGCGATCTTGCTAAAGCTATCTTGTGTCTCTTTGATACTTTGAAATTTATCTATCTTCACAACCGCGATGCCAGCGCTCTCTAACTGAGCCTTGCTATTTTCATCAAACATCATACCAATTGGCCCAAAAACAACTTGCGTTTTTGAAGCAATGATAGTCTCGACGCTACTGCTTAGCATGCCGCTTTTGTTGTCGTTGCTCTTTATCTTTGGAAAGATTTTTGACATGAGCGCAGGCAGTTTTGGCGCACC